AATTCCAGCAGCTGTTCTACTGCAAGTTCATCGACAGCAGCCAGAGCGCGTTCGGGCTCAAGGATCTGGAGCGCTGCTACTCCGATCTGTCGTTGTGGGAAGACTACAACCCGGAACTGGATCGCCCATTTGGTAACAGCCCGGTGTGGCTTGGCTACGATCCAAGCCGCACCCGCGACGACGCCACCTGTGTGGTGGTCGCCCCGCCGCTGGAACCCGGGGCGAAATTCCGCATCCTGGAAAAGCACAGCTGGCGGGGGCATTCGTTCACCTTCCAGGCTGCCCAGGTCAAGAAGCTCACCGAGCGCTTCAACGTGCAACACATCGGCATCGACATCACCGGCGTGGGCTATGGCGTGTTCGACCTGGTGCGCGACTTCTACGCGAAGGCCACGCCGATCCACTACAGCCTGGAAACCAAAAACACCCTGGTGCTCAAGGCCCAGGACACGATCCAGGGCAGTCGCATCGAGTGGGACGCAGGCTGGACCGACATCGCCCAGGCGTTCCTGACGATCAAGCGCGGCACCACCACCAGCGGCCAAGTGACCTACAGCGCTTCGCGTACCGACGCCACCGGTCACGCCGACATCGCCTGGGCGGTCATGCACGCCCTAGCCAATGAACCCCTAAACCACAACAAGCGGCGCCGCAGCCGCTACGTTACGAGCGGAACCAATGCCCAAGCCACGACACAAAAAGCCCCAAGCCAGCCAGCAGGTGCAACAGCCACAGCCCATGCGAGTGTTCACCTTCGGGGAACCCGAACAGGTGCTGTCCGGCAACATCGGCGAGTACCTGGGCGTGTTTCTCAGCGACGACGGCGAGATCTACAAGCCGCCAGTGTCGCGGGCGGGCCTGGCCAAGCTGCTGCGCGCCAACGCGCACCACGGCGCCATTCCCAAGTTCAAGCGCAACCTGCTGCTGCGTGAGTTCATTCCCTCCGAGGGCTGCACCATGCAAACCATGGGCCGGGCGAGCCTGGACTACATGGTGTTTGGCGAGGCGTATTTTTACCGCGACACCAACGCCTTCGGCGAAGTGCTGGAGATGCAACACCTGCCGGCCATCAACATGCGGGTGAAGGTCGACGGCGGATTCAGGATGCTGCTGCCCGACAGCAAGTTCATGGACTTCGACCAGGACGAAATCGAACACGTACTGGACTACGACGTGGAACAGAACATCTACGGCGTGCCCGACTATCTGGGCGGCCTGCAGGCGCTGTTGCTCAACGAAGCCGCAACCCTGTTCCGCCGGCGCTACTACAGCAACGGTGCGCACGCGGGTTACATCTTCTACACCAACGACCCGGACCTGACCGAAGAGGACGAAGAAAACCTGCGCGCCCAGATCAGCGCCAGCAAGGGTGTGGGCAACTTCCGCTCGATGTTCGTCAACATCCCCAACGGCAAGGAGAACGCGATCCAGATCATCCCCGTGGGTGATTTTCAGGCCAAGGACGAGCTGGAGAAGGTAAAGAACATCACGCGCAACGACGTGATCGCCGCCTGGCGGATGAACCCTGCACTGGCCGGGATCATCCCTGAAAACAACGGCGGGTTTGGTGATATTGAGAAGATCGATCGCGTGTACACCAGCAACGAGATCAGGCCGATTTGCCAGTTGTTCAACCAGGTGAATGACCGGCTACGACTAGACAGGCGCATCAACTGGCGAGAGCCCGAGAAAGCAGCGGAAAGCGCTACCTAATGCTTCAAAGATAGAGAAAAATCCTGCATCACATGCGAAAATAGTGGCAATTTGCTGCACCATGGGGAGGGGACATGCGAGTAACCTGTAAATGTGGACACAAAGGCCGAATTGCATCACGTGAGGTGCTATCTGCCGATTTTGCGAAACTCTACTGCCAGTGCCTTGACGCCCAATGCGGGCATAGCTGGGTGGCAAATCTCACGTTCTCTCACACGCTCAGCCCGTCTGCGCAGACGTTCGACAGGATGCTGATCGATCGGCTTAGAGACATGCCCAGGGCACAACAGCGGGAGTTGTTTGAACAGCTTGGTTTGCAGGCAGTTGCATGATGCAAACCGCCGACAACCACATGTCGGCGGCTCAGGAATCAATCTTCGTCGGACGGATCCGGGTTGCTTATCAGCGCTTCGGTCAACCTGCGCAATTGCTCCTGGTCACGTTGACTCAACTGGCGATAGAAGCCAATCAAGCGTCGCTCAATATGCGAAAGCTCATACCGCGCAGATGCAGCTATTTCAACGTAACCGGCATCGGCGTTAGTGCGATCCAACATGCTTACCACTCCATAAAATCCATTGCTGACGCACTGATATGGGGGCAAGCGGCTGGCAAGGCGCAAACATCGAGGTCAGCTCAGCCCTTTGGCAGCATCGTCTGCCATGGCCTTAACGAAACGCCGAATGGCTCTTTGATCATCTGCCGGGATACTGCGGTACTGCTGAACAATGCTGTCTTCATCCTCATTCAGCGAATCGAGGGCCAGAGTGCTACGCAGTCCCGTGAGGATGTAGGGCACGTCGAATTGGAACTGAACCATAACCTTACTCAGGTACGACGCCGTGGCATCGCTAGATCCAGCCTCGTAGTTCGCCTGCGTTCGTTTGGCTATCCCAAGTGCTTCCGCGACCTGGTTCTGCGTCATGCCGCACCGCTTCCGCTCTTCTTGCAGCCGAGAACCGATCTCTTCAGAAAGATGCACTTTTTTTCATCCTTACTATTTACAAGTGCACCTAAGTGCATCATTGTGCATCTCACACCACATGAAATTGCACGGATCTGCACTATGCCGAACTCAAGCGTTACCGAGCAAGCCCGTCAGCAAGCACGGGAAGCATTAGAAAAAAGGGGTCAGTCCGCCAAAGACTTCGCGACCCAACACCAGCTCAACCCAAGCACCGTCTATGCGGTCCTGAGTGGCCAAAGCCAATGCCGTCGTGGGGAGGCACATCGCGCTGCCGTCTTGCTTGGTATCAAAGACGGCGTCATCGCACAGTAATGGGCAACGTACTGAGGGAACAGCAGAAGATGGAAAGCCAGGTTCTAAAAACACGTCGCGAAGTCGTCAGTGCAATTATTTGCATCTTCGAAGGTGGCCGCGAATGCGCCGCTGCCAGGATTGGCCTGCCGCTCAAGAAGTTTGATAACCACGCATATGAGAACAACAACTGCCGTCCTTTGACAGATGCGCAGATTTTCCAGTTGGAGCAAGTCACCGGCACACAACACTTTGCCAATTACGTGGCGGCTATGTACGGCGGCATGTTCGTGCCGGTTACCCACCCCGAGAACCTGGATAACGTGGAGATGTACGCACGGGCCATGCAGAGTTCGGCCAAACAGGGAACGGTCGATCAAGCCATTGCCCAGGCGCTTGAAGATGGCGTGATCACCGACGCCGAAGCCGAGTTGATTCAGAACGCACACACGTTGCACATGGCAGCACGAACTGCCGAAGTCTATGCCGCGATAGACCTATACCGCGCCAAATCGGGGAAAGCACAATGAACAACGCCTCAACGGACATGGACTATCGCAGCACCATCCGCGCCGCTGCACTCACATTCCTGGAACGCCACCAGGGGGAACATTTGGGTGATCAGGGCCAATTCATTGAACGGACCATCAGCCACCTGGTGGATAGCTTCCAAGCTGATAAAGCGCTTGCCCTGCGGCTCACATGTGAGGCTTTGGGCGATCTTGCTGAAATCAATGTTCGACAACAGATCGACATCAAGGCCAGCAAATCAGATGCCGTGGTTATCACCGATCCCGTACGCGGCTGCACCTGGTCAGTGCCTGTTCACTTGATCTATGAACACCTGATAGCCGCCGGCCGTGCCACTCGCATTACCCCCGCTACCTAACACCCCTTTAGCAATGTCCTGAGCCTACCTGCCGTGGGTTTGGGTGAGCTGCGCCCAAAAACGAGGTTTCACGATGGCAACCGCCGTAATTGTCACCACACAACTGCCACCCGCAGAGGCCGAAGCGTTGTTGGCCAACTTGCGCGAACAGTATCGCTTGAGCCTCAACGAACACTGGTATGCCGACCAGTTCCGCCTTGTGGCGGACGGTCTGCGCCACGGCGCAATTCTCGCCCATGTCCCGGTAATGGCTGCGCAAAAACGCCTTATGGCAGCCCTGTCCCACAGCCTGAAAGCAGTGAAGTAACCATGAAAGAAGATCTTCGCCACGACGTGTTGCAACGCCTCCAGTCCGACTTTGGGCTCAAGCACCGCACAGGCACCGATTACATGCGCGGCGGCACATGCCCCAAGTGCAAAAAAAAGGAGCTGTACTCCCGGTTTGACACGCCATGGATGGTCATCTGTGGTCGCCCTGAAAAGTGCGGCCACACCCTGCACGTAAAAGAGCTGTACGACGATTTATTCGAAGACTGGAGCAAACGAGCGCCGGCAACAGATCAACACCCCAACGCGACCGCACGCGCCTATCTGGAGTTCGCCCGGGGCTTTCGGTTTGAGCTGATCCAGGGCTGGTTCACCCAGGAAACCTTCTATTCCGCCGAACACAACGCCGGCAGCGCGACCGTGCGCTTCGCCCTGGACAAAGGTGGCTGGTGGGAGCGCCTGATTGATCAACCGCATCGCTTCGGCAAAATGAAGGCCCGCTTCAAGTCCAAGGACAGCTATCGCGGCGTCTGGTGGTGCCCGCCCTGCGTCGATCTGCTTGAGGCCAAGGAAATCTGGATCGTTGAAGGGATCTTCGACGCCATTGCCCTGGTGCACAACGACATCGCTGCCGTGTCTGCAATGTCGTCCAACGCGTTCCCTGGGGACTCGCTCAGGGAGCTGGTTAAAACCCGGGAAGGCGGGAAGCTGCCCAAACTGGTTTGGGCTCTGGACAACGAACCGAGCGCAAACGCCTACACCCGGCGCTGGGTGCGCGAAGCCCGTGCCCTGGGTTTCATCTGCGAGTCCGCACAGATCCCGCAACGCGACGGCCGAAAGTCTGACTGGAACGATCTTCACCAGCGTTGGAACTTCATCCAGGACGAAACCAAACGTGCCGACCAGATCGCCAGCGACCTCAAGCAAGCTCGCCACCAGGGCGCCCTGCTGCTGGCCGAGAGCGCGGCGGAAAAGGCATTGCTCATGTACGACTGGAACAAGCGCGGGGAATTTCACCT